TTATTACCCGAGTGGATGCAAACAGCTTTACGCTTACTGACATTAACACTGGGTCTATCACGGGTAGCCCTGCAGCGGTGTATGTCAGCGGCGGCGGTTCGTGGCTCTTGACGTATGAGTCGTCGGCCACAGACATCTTTAACAATGCGCCTGAAATCCCAGAAGACGGAGTGCTGGCCCTTAGGGGTGTCTATGCGTACATGGACAACATAACTGTCGCTAACATTTATTATGGCTAAAAAGGGCCCTTCTCTCTCTGTTGGTCGGGGCGAGAAGCTGCCGATTTCTAAGGGCGCAGGGCTGACTGCCAAGGGCCGGGCTAAATACAATGCTGCTACAGGCAGTAATTTAAAAGCGCCTCAGCCTAAAGGTGGTCCACGAAAAGATTCTTTCTGTGCTCGTATGTCCGGGATGCCCGGTCCTATGAAGGATGAAAAGGGTAAACCTACACGCAAGGCGGCAGCCTTGGCAAGATGGAAGTGTTAAATGGACGGCAACACAATTTGGTCAGCACTTCTATCCGCTGCAGTTGGTGGATTGTGGTTTTTTATTCGCGAGAAATTTGACGAGCTCAAACGAATTGACATTTTGTTAAATAAGACTCGTGAAGAGATTGCTCGTGACTACACAACCAATGCAGAGGTGCAGAGAATTACTGATCACATTGATCAGAGGTTTAATCGGCTCGAAGAGAAGATTGACCAGCTTATTCGAGTAGGAAAATAATGTATTTAACGAGCAACATTCCGTATTTTAAATGTTGGGTAAGAAAAGAATTTACAAATGGCCATCAGAAGTATCAAGGTGAGTACCTTCATGCGTTGGCTGTAGCGGTAACAACCATTCCTGATAGAAGCTTGAGTTTTCAGGTTATTTTTACGGGGTGTGAGGCAGATGAGGGTAGTCAGGAGAATGTGCATGGTGGGGCAATGTGGGCACGGATGCCCCTTGCGGCTTTAGTTGGAGACATTCCTTTAGAGGTATGGCCAGAACGTATGTTGAATCATTTATCGCAGCCTTGGGACTGCAATTCATACAATCACTCCATCATCAGTTTGGAGCGGGCAAAGCCTTCTCCTTGGTTGTGCAAAATTAACAATGAATTTTTTACCGGTAGGTACTTGTTCACGGTAGACTATGCGGAAAGCGACGTATCTGAGGATCCATCGCAGCACAAGCAGAGTCATGTGTTGATACTGACTGATGCGGGCAAGTGGACGGGAAATATTGTGGCGCTGCCTAACAACAGGGTCCGTGTAACGAGTCCAGCGTATTGGGTTACAGGACAGGGAGCGCCTGATTTCAGGCCTAACCAGTGGATTCACTGTGCGGAGCAAGACGACTCGTACATGGATGCGGAAGAAACTTTTAACAACCTTTATCAGGAGAAAAAAGATGATGAAATCTAAGATGATGGCCAGCGGTGGCATGATGAAATCTAAGATGGGTGCCAGCGGCGGCATGAAGAAAAAAGGTTATGCTGCAGGCGGCGCTGTTGATATGGCCGGCCCAGAGGGCAAGACCATGAGCCAGCCTGTTAAGAAAACAGTGACAGGTGATACTGTTTCAGTGCGCGGCGTCGGTGCAGCCCGTGCTCAAAAAGCAACTATCTATTAAAAAATGACTACCTCTGGCGTCTCCTCCTACAACCCGGACTTCGATGAGATCATCACCGAAGCGTATGAACGCTGCGGCTTGCAAGTTCGGGATGGGTATGACGTTTTATCTGCGCGCCGCTCATTAAATTTGATGTTTGCTGAGTGGGCTAATCGCGGATTAAATCTGTATACGATTGAGCAGCGACAGGTGGTCTTAGTTGCTAATACGTTTGAGTACACGTTGCCAGATGACACAGTAGATGTTTTGTCTGCGGTAATACGTACCAATTCTGGTCAATCTACGCAGCAAGACATTACGATTGATCGGATTGGCAGTGCAGAGTATTTGCACACGCCAAATAAGTACACGCCTTCCCGTCCTGCACAGTTTTATGTGCAGCGCACGGTGCCGGCAAAGCTGTTTTTGTATCCTGCGCCCGATGCAACTCAACAGTACATCTTTCGCTACTATGGCATTCGCCGTATACAAGAAACTGGTGCAGTCACCAACACAGCGGACATTTCTTTCCGTTTCTTGCCTTGTTTGACTGCAGGTTTGGCATACTATTTGGCTGTTAAAAAAGCACCAGATCGCATTGGGATGCTCAAGCAGTTTTATGAAGAAGAGTTTGCGCGGGCAGCGGCAGAGGACAGAGAGCGGTCTAGTTATTTTGCAGTGCCTACGTATACGGAGAGTTACTGATGGCTGGTTACACTTCTGGCAAATTTGGTCTTGCTCTGTGTGATCAGTGTGGTCAGCAGTTTAAGCTAAATCAGCTTAAAAAAGAGTGGACAGGGTTTAAGGTCTGCGATGAGTGCTATGAGCCTAAACATCCGCAGCTTGAGCCTAAGCGCACGTTAAATGAGCCGCAGGCTTTGTTGGAGCCGCGCCCAGAATCACGACTGGGCGTTAACGTTTATGTAGGGGATACGGGAGATACTTCTTTCGCAAGTATTGGCATGCAGCCCATGGCTCCTGCAAGAAATTTAGTAGCTGGCGCTATGCTTGGAACAGTTACAACGAGCATCACATGAATTATTCTCAATTAAGCGCTGCCATTCAAGCGTATACAAACAACGTTGATACAGATTTTGTAGCGCAGATTCCTGTTTTTGTAAAACAGGCGGAGCAGCGAATTGACAACACTGTTCAAGTTGCTAATTTGCGCAAGAACATGACGGGAAATGTACAGGCGGGCAATAAATATATTCCTTGTCCTTTAGATTTTCTTTCTTCTTATTCTTTGGCACTTTATGCCAAGCCCACGCCAACGGCCACAGGAACGGCAGCCGCTTTTACAATTGTGGTGTCTAGTGCCACGGATATTGTTGTTGGCATGGTTGTTTCTGGTACCGGAATTGCAACTGGTGCGGTTGTTTCTGTAATTGCAGGAACGACAATCACGCTAAGCCTTGCTAATACAGGAACAGTATCGGGCACCGTAACGTTTCAAGGCGACTACATTTATTTGTTAAATCGTGACGTCAACTTTATTCGTGAAACGTATCCAAACCCATTACAACGCGGCAAACCTAAGTACTATGCTATTTTTGGTCCTAACGTTAGTAATGTAAATGAGCTGGTGTTTATCATAGGGCCCACGCCTGACACTGACTATGAAGTGGAATTGCATTTTTACTACTACCCCGAGTCTATTGTTACAGCGGGTACTTCATGGCTTGGTGACAACTTTGACACGGTGCTTTTGTATGGCTCTTTGGTTGAAGCGTACACATACATGAAGGGTGAGGCTGACATGATGGCGTTGTACGACGGTAAATACAAAGAAGCGCTGGGCTTGTTGAAGAATTTGGGCGATGCTAAGCAACGTGGCGATGCTTATCAAGATGGCCAAGTAAAACTCCCGGTGAGGTAACCTATGATTACAGCCGGACTAACCGATAGTTTTAAACAGCAGCTTTTGTTAGCGGTGCATGACTTTAGCGTGGATACGATAAAGATTGCGCTGTATACGTCTGCGGCTACGCTAGATGGAAGCACTACTGTATACAGCACCTCCAATGAAACATCTGGAACGGGGTATACAGCAGGCGGAGAAATTCTTACCGGAGTTACGGTGACATTGACAGGCAGTATTGCCTATGTGTCATTTAACAATCCTACTTGGAATGGCTCTTCGTTTACAACACGTGGTGCGCTGATTTACAATTCTTCTAAGAGCAATAAATCGATTGGTGTTTTAAATTTTGGGCTTGACCAGACAACGGTAAACCAACAATTTCAAATACAGTTCCCACCAAACAATGCCGAAAACGCGCTTATTCGCATTTCTTAAAGGAGTTTAAAGTGATTACTACAACCAAAGGCGAAATGGACGAATCTTTGCTTGAAAAACGAGAAGGTTCAGTCGATAATGATAACGAATCAACCACATGGGTGGAGTATTGGTTAGAGGGGGAACTTGTGCATCGTTCAGCACATGTTCAATTAAAGAAAACAGTAACGCTCACTAGCGCAGTGGCATCTTTTTAAGGAACTATTATGGCAAATACACAAGCAATGTGCACTTCGTTTATGCAACAGCTTATGGTGGGGGAGCATCAGCTTGGCACCGCAACGCTTGTTTCGCGCACCAGTTTAACTTCACCAACTACAGATACGCTCAAAGCGGCTTTGTATCTAACAACTGCTACTGTTAATGCGGCTACCACTGCATATTCAGCAAGCAATGAAGTGTCTGGTACAGGCTATGTTGCGGGTGGTGTAACGGTAACTAATGCAACAGCGCCCAGCTCAACAAATACATCGGCAACGGCAGGTGTGGCATTTTTTACCCCATCTGCTTCAATTACATATACCACCGTAACTTTGTCTACGGCGTTTGATGCAGTGTTGATTTACAACTCTACGCAATCAGACAAGGCAATTAGTGTTCACACATTTGGTTCGCAGACAATTACCGCTGGTACGTTTACTCTTACCATGCCATCGAACACAACTTCGACTGCTTTGATCCGCTTGGCTACAACCTAATAGGGTCGGTGGGGTAACTCACCGGTGTAGCCATGTTTGGAATCTCCGCATTCGCCGAAGCGCCGTTTGCCTCGCTTGCGGGGCAGACAATAGTTCTTCCTCTTACCGGCGTTCAGGCATCTGGCGCGGTAGGATCAGTCACGATTGATTCGGCTTGTGCGCTTACGGGAGTAGAAGCGGCAGGAGCAGTTGGTACTGTTGTTGGAGACAACACAGTTGCACTAACTGGAGTTGAGGCGCTTGGTGCGGTAGGGGATGTCACAGAAACTAACAGCCCAGACGAAACTGGGGTGTTGGCCAATGGCGATGTTGGGACCGTCACAGCGGAACTACTGATTGCTTTGACAGGTGTCGGAGCAACTGGCGCGGTGGGCAATGTTGATTTTGCTTACGCTGCGGTCTTGACGGGTGTTGAGGCTTCAGGCGCTGTTGGAACAGTTATCCCCGGCAAAGAGTTCGGTCTTGACGGGGTACAAGCATTGGGCGCAGTTGGTACTGTTGATTTCTCGCCTATCCCAGATGGTGTTTTAGCTTCTGGTGCAGTTGGTACTGTAACTCTTGCGGATCGTGAAATTGCGCTGACTGGTGTTGAAGCTTCCGGCGCAGTTGGTGATGTTACTGAAACAAATAGCCCAACTGAAGACGGTGTGGTGGCTACAGGCAGTGTGGGATCAGTTGGTTCCAGCAGGACCGTGGCATTGGCTGGGGTCGGGGCCACGGGTCAAGTTGGCACAATGAATTATTTTTATTGGACAACAATTGATGACAACGGGACGCCGAACTGGCAAAATGTCGAAATGACGGTGTAAGGACATAATATGGCACTTGTATTAGCAGATCGCGTAAAAGAAACCACTACCACGGCCGGTACGGGGACCATCACGCTTGCGGGCGCGGCCACAGGTTTTCAATCGTTTGCTGTAGTTGGT